AATCAAAAATAGTGCCTTTGAGCATGCCTTCAGGTTGAAAGTCTTTAAATCGTTTCTTTTCTTCTTCAGAAACCACTGCATCGCCTTCAGCAAATCGCATGACAGGCATATCCGGATTCATCATGATCATGGGCGATTTAGGCATTTTAGTTCCAGGCATTAGAATCTCCCTGCGAAATTAGTGCCTCGAATCGCTGCACCAGCACCTTTTACTTTGCCTGCGTCTGCGCCTGGCTTGGGTGGTCCGCCGTTGGCTACCTTCTTGGGTTGCGCCATTGGCACAGTCCCTTGGTCTTTAATCTTCATTGATTTACTTGCGGCGACTGGGTCTTTTGGCATTGCGCCTCTGAACTTTCTTGGTCTTTGCATTGGTCTTCCTCTTTTTTTTAGACTTTCCTGCCTTGCTCAAAGCAATGGCAATTGATTGTTTCTTTTTGTAGCCCTCTTTCCTCAGTTTCTTTATGTTAGCAGAAACTGTTTTCTTTGCGCTACCCTTTTTTAGCGGCACTTTTTTTCTTCGCTGCTTTCTTCTTAGGTGCTGCTTTCTTTTTAGCCGCTGGTTTTTTCTTAGCCGCTGCTTTCTTTTTGGCTTTAGGCTTTGGCTTTTCTTCTACTTTTTCCGGTTCACCCAAAACTTGTTCTTTTCTTTTGGGATCTCCACGCCAAGCTCTTTCCGCCATGTGTTCGGCTATTTTCTCTTCTTGCATAGCCACTTCTTTTTTCATTTGTTCTTTGTGTGCGGCTTGCATCGCTTTCATTACTGAACTCATTGATCTCTCTCCTGTTGTAAATCTGCTGCTTTAAAACGCTCTGCTTGATCCAACCGATCCTTTGCCACTTCGTTTTTCATAACGGCAATGTCTTCGCTTGTCTCAATGCGTTCTCTCGCTAAATCGTCTTGTTGGTTCATTTTCATTATATCCAAATCTTGCTTTTCTCCAAATTCTTGTTGTTTTCGCTGTAAATCACCTGCTTTGATGTCAAGTTCTTGGCGTCTAAGCTCAACCAATGGATCCTCTGGCGGTGGAGGTGGCGCAAACTGTTGATTAATCTCTTGTGTCAATTGAGCAATCACTTGTGCCACTTGTGCTTGTTGTTGCATCATCATTTGCTGTTGCATCTGTTGTTGTTGTTCCGGTGGCAGTTGCATCATTTGTTGTTGCATCTGCATCATTTGTGGGTCTTGTGCCATTTGTTGTTGTACAACCTCTTCTGCTTTGAGCGCAATGTGATCATACACATGCGCTTGAATGGCCGCCAATGCTTGTGGATTCTGTTGCACAATGGCGGTTTGGTAAAGACTCATGTGTGAAGCAATGTGTGCATCGTGGTCTTGTCCTGGAAATGCTTGTGCCCTTTGTCCCATCAATAAACCTGCGTTCTCACGAGCAGGGTCTATCGGTTCGGGCTGTGGTGGAGGCGGTAAGATTGCCTCAATGTTCTGCACATTAAGCGCTTGATACATTCGGCGATACACTTCGTATATGCCCGCTTGACCGTGAATCTCAGGGTTGGACTGTGCCATTTGCAACATTTGTTGCGCCATCATGACCCGTTGACTCATCGAGAAGATGTTTGGATCCGATACCGGAATGATGTCTACTCGGTCATCAAAGTCGGCCTGTTTGATGTTTTGATCACCATTCTTGGTCATGTATGGATAAGAAGGAGGCAAGAACTGAGAAAATATTTTTGCCAATAAATTAAATTCTATCTTTTGTGCATAGTGCAAACGCTTGTGAATCGAAGACATGACCTTGGTGCCACGCTCCAGTAAAGCCACCGTGGTGCCCACTGGCATCTCTTGGTTGGAATCGCCCACTTGAATATCGGCAATGGAGGCAAATCGTTTGCCCGCATCGACCATCAGTCCCATCAAAGCGAGCAGTGTTTGCGACGGCTCCTTAAACGGAAGAGGTACAAAAGAGTCTCGAAGACTGCCCCCAGGGGCATCCATGTCACGAAACTCACCAGGTTGTAGGGGCTGATCGTCGTTCCGGATGCGAATACCTCGTGCCTTGAATCCGGCAGGCAGGTTGGCCAGTGTGCCAGCGTCGATCAGCTGACGCAGTATGGAAGTGGAAGCCCGTGAAAGCCCCCCAATCATGTGCGTCAAGCCAAAACCATAAAAGCCAAGTCCCGGTAAGAACTTGTAATGGACAAAGTATTGTATCTTTTTGCGAAGCGGATCGGTCTCATTCCAGTTGCGACGAATCGAAAGGACGACATTGTTGCGTTTAGACAACGTAATGATGTAGGGCAATTTAATCCCTGTTGGCTCGCCCATTTCATCGACGTCTTCAAAACCTGGTAGATCCAAGTCGGTGTGAATCTCATACAATTCACAATCGGCGCTCGAATCGTAAGACGGCGACATGCCTTGAAGCTTATCAATCTCTTCTTGAATGTCCTCATTCTCATATTGAGAACCCACGGATTTAAGCGGAACATCTCTATAAAATCCGCTTTTCTGTAACTTGACCACATCGTTCATTGCCATTGAGACAATGTTGGTAATCCTTACAGCCGTTTGTAAATCACTGGTGTCGTAAGGCACGACAAGGTTTTCAGAAGGAATAAACTTCGATACGGCACGCCCTAGATTCTGATCGTAATAAACCTTGCGAAACGCAGAACCCGACAACGGCAGGTAAAACAACAGCATGTCAGTCTCAGGATCGTATTCCTCCATGACATGCATGATTTGATAATTCATGTACTCCTTGACTCTGGCAGCTTGTGCTTCGGAGTCAGGAGTAATGGCGCCAACAATTTGGGTTTTTACCGGCCCTTGAGCGGGCAGTATTTCTCCATAGGCTTGTGCCTGGAATTGTGTGACGGATTCGGCAAGTAGGGGATGGGTAATGCCGGATGCGCCTTCAAATGGTTGACTTCGCTCTTCGTAGCGCATGCCGAGAAATTCCAAGCCATCTCGATATTGTTGTTCCCATTCAGAACGAGAATTAATATCGGCTTCGACATCGGCAACGCACTGGTTAAATATACCGTGTAGTTCGGAATCGTCCAGTTCTTCGGCCAAGTTAGCGCCAAACTCCACTTCTTGTGGCAGCATTTCTCCTGCCCCAACAAGTAAGTTTCCATTTTCCAAGGGCATCATGGGGACGTCTTCTCCACTCAACTCGGCGAGTGTGGGATCCTCTAGTTCAATTGTTTTGGAGTCATCAACAATATCCAACGGCTCTTCTTGAGCCGGATATATTCGTTTATCGACGTCCGCCATAACTTTTCCCTTGTGCTAATTTGAATAAAAGTGCACTGATCCAATTTCGATATTGGGTCAGCGGACTCATTACGTTGTTCTTCATTCTACTCATTAAATCATTCGTTTGCCAATCTTCCAAATAAATTTCTAATCCAAGCCCTCTCAATGGCTTTTCTTCTGGAATCGTCTTTTTGCCCTGCAATGGCCTCTAATTCAGCCAAAATTTCTTCTTCTTCTGGGTATCTTTCGTAAGCAGTCGTTACCGCAGAGCCTGTAAGAAGTCCGGGAAGCCCTCCTGCAATTCTTGCTTTTGTCAACAGCGGGTTTAAGTCTTGGCGACGCATCCACATCTCTCTAAAACGTTGTGCTGCCGCTGCCGACTTGTCGGGATCAACTCCCGCTAACGGCCTCACCCTAAATTGTGATCTAGGCCATAGCGATTTTTTTGGGTCTTTCAATTGATACAATTCACGACCACGAGGACCTTGACGAGCAAGATCTTGACTTATTTTCATTTGCATTTTTATTTCGGCTTTGCGAGTAATGTACTCATCTCTGGAAAACAAACCAGCTTTGTACTGTCTCTCTAATAAATCTAATGCGTCTTTTGGATCCATCAATAATAAACGTGCTGTTGCGGCACATATTCCTCATCCTCTTCATCCGAGTATAGCCGAACAAAGTTGCCTTGTCTAAATCTCAATATCGCTTGCGTCATCGAATCGACGTAATCGTCGTGTTCTGAAAACGGAAAGGCAGCGCATTCCTCAATCACTTCTTCGGCAAACTTCTTATCTGGCGCCCAAACCATGCCCGACTCAAACACAGGGCTGACCGCATGCACACGAGTCACCTTGTCATTGCCCCTTGACGGGCGGTAGTTGACCACCGGTATCCCCATATTGCGTAGTTCCTGGGTCAACGGCGTCCCTGACGCCTGGGACTCAACTAACACCATTTCCGGTTCCCAATACTTATACTCCTCATTCGCAATTGCTTTCAGCTCCGGAAAATCCCAGCGTCCACGCTTTGCATCGAGCAGTATAATCGCATCGCCACTGTCCTCAGTAGGCCTGAATATGCCCCAAGTCGTAATGGCTGAAAAATCTGCGGTTTCTGACTTACTAAAAGCCGTATCGTAAGACTGGATGATGTACTCCACAGGCGGAATCTTGTCCTTTTCCCACATCTGCCACCAATCTCGTTTAATAATCGCCCCTTCTTCCGAGGTGGGGTTCTGCATATACTGGGCGTTCCACTTGGTAATCGGCAGCGAAGCTTTCACAGACTCCAATTCCTCAATCTTCCAATACTCCGGCCACAATGGGTTGCCTGTGTCCTCAAAAATAGCGGGCAATTCCACCACATGCCATTGATCCGCATGGTTTTCCGTTTGTCTTTTCAGCAATTGCGCCGTTAAATCAATGGTCGACCAACGAGTCATCACGATCACAATTGCGCCGCCAGGCTGTAGCCGCTGACGAGGACCGGAAGTGTACCATTCATA